CGGCTGTGAACCGTGAGACCAGGGTTCGATTCCCGGCTTCACCCCATTTTGTAGTTCCATAACTCAGTCTGGTAGAGTACCGCCTTAGACCCGTCCCAGCGTCGGGACGGCCCCTAACCCGGGCATGCCAAAGGTCAGGCACCAACGTGGCGGGTGTCGCTGGTTCGATTCCAGCTGGAACTCCCTAGCACTAACTCTGTAGCTCAGCTGGTAGAGTGTCCTCGTTTACGATTGCAGGTTCGAGTCCTGCTTGGCCGGCACTATCGGCCAATGGCGGAATTGGTAGACGCACAAACGTGAGGAAGGTCGGGGGTTCGATTCCCTCCCAGAGTTACCTATCGTTTCAATAGCACTGTAGCTCAGTTTGGTAGAGCGACGCCCCACCCTTAAGGTCGCCGGTTCGAATCCGGCATGGGTCACCCACCGAGACCCATTAGCTCAGTTGGTTAGAGCATAAGGCTACACTTGGCGTAGGTCATTAGTTCGATTCTAATCAGTGCTCCCTATTCGCAATACCGTTGTACTTCTTTAGCTCAGTTGGCAGAGCGCCACCCCCGAACCCCCGGTCCCTTAAATGGGCGGGTTCACCAACCTGGTGGAGGTCCGAAGTTCGATTCTTCGAAGAAGTCCCTATTCTCGTTCCTTAGCTCAGCATGGTAGAGCGTCGGTCCCGTAGCTAAACGACTTGCCGAAGGTCCGTGGTTCCAATCCACGAGGAACGCCCTATTCATCCCCAACCCGCAGAGATCTTTCATGACTCAAAACTATCTGGTGAACAAGAACGTTACCGTCCTGGCCTGGAAGTCTGACTCCGGCGAAGATGGTAAACCTGGCTACAACGTCAAAGACGAAGCCGGCAACGTTACCTGGCAATCCGAAGAAGAGTTCCTGAAGAATCATCTGCCGCTGGGTCACTACGACGGCATGGCACCTCATGTCCAGCGCATGGTCATCGAGAAAGCTCAGCTGTCCCACCGCCTGACTGGCCTGCGTGCTTTCCTGTTCAAGGTCGACGGCGGCGAGAAGCCAGAAGGTCTGTCTGACGATGACGTGCGGCTCATGGTTGCTCAGCGCAATCACATGGAAGGCTACGACAGTGACCTCGGTTCCCGCATTCGTCGCGCTACCGAGCGCCGCCTGGTTGGCAAACGCCTGCCGCTGATCGATGGTCACATCAACACCTTCGCCGTCGGTGAAGGGATCGCACCGGATGTCGCCGATAGCGTCAAACTGATCCGCGTCGCCAAGGTCTACACTGCCGACGGCCTGGAGCTGTCGCACGATCTGAGCTACACCAAACAGGTCGAAGGTCAGCGCACCATGAACATGACGCTGAGCCTGCCCGGCAGCCAAGACATCTACTTCAAGCTTGATCCTGAGCGTGCGGTACTGTCGATCAGCAAACCGTCCAGCATCACCACCGAGCTGTTCTTCGATCTCGAGGTTGTTCTCGAGAACTACAACTGCCGGTAAGTTTCATATCCGCTTAGCTCATTGGTAGAGCGTCCTCATTCGGTTCGATTCCGAACATGCCCATCCCTTCGGGGTTCGGCGTGACTCTGGATACAAGGGGAAGGTACGTAGTTCAATTCTACGAGCGGATACCTATTGGAGAAAGTGAGCATGCTTGAGTCGTACGAAGAAGGTGGCGAATATAAGTCGCCTAGCGGATTACGGTTCAAGGTTCTGTTCAAAGCACAGCACGGTCAGGACTGCTCCTGGCCGATGGTGGTCTACACTAACCTGGAGCCTACCAAAGATGCGCCTACCGGAAAGATCTGGACTATTGCTGAGTCCATATTCATGCGCACTTTCTCTGACTTCTAATCCCTGGCTAGCGGCTGGCGCTACTCCGGCGAACTGCGATACGATATACTGGAAAGGGTTTCATGCCTGACGCACTTTCCCGTGTCCGTCGTTTATTAGTTGGTGGGGAGTTCAAATCTCCCGCTCGGGGCCAAACATACTGCCGGGAGCAATCCCGGCTTTATGCCGTAAACTTTCATTTATGCTGGCAAAAGTATGTCAGAGAATACCGGAGCGCAGCATGGCCTTTTGGACAACGCAGATCAGCAACTGGAGATGGGTAAGGGAACGGGGAATCATCCTTGCCGATACTACAGTAAAGTCCGCAGTGGATTACGCATTCCTCGCACCCACTTGGGCGATGGTCATTGGCATCAAAGACGAACTCATTACCGAAGAGATGTATACCGACCGATACTACGAATTGTTGCGAGATCGGTACGGTAGTTGGAGAAGGTTCTTCTACGACATGATCGAGCAGGGACGGGATGTCGATATCGCTGTGGCGTGCTACTGTCCTCCAGGTAAATTCTGTCACCGACACTTAAGTATAAATGTTTTACGGAAGATCGCAGAGAAAGCGAATTTACCGTTCGAATATAAAGGCGAGTTAACACGATGAGTAAGAAGACGGTCTCACAACCTCCCTACGATGTTAAGGCGATGGTACAGAGTCTACTGGCGCCGTTCCATGGCGACCAGACTTGGTTTGATGAACAGTGGAAACGTTTCGGTCATCACGACACTGCCACCTGGCTGTGTGAGTTCAAGACTGTCGGACTCTTTGTCCCGCGTCAGACTGGACGGACCAGAGCGCTGGCGCAGATCTTCAATCTGGTGGGCGAGGCTCTGTACGTCGTACCTAACCTCAACATCAAGCGCATGTTGATCGAGAACTGCGCGAACCAGAACCCTGACTTCATCGGGTATCCGCGTACGGCAATTGATCGCCGTCGCGTACTGACGCCTTACGAGATCAAACGCTCGGTCCTCCACCGCAAGAAGGGTGAAGAAGATCCAATCCCTTCGGCTAAGCTCATCATCGTTGATGACGCAAGCTATTTCTTCGGCAACATGAAGTACACGCAGTTCTATGAATGGCTTGCTGAACGGGGTGGGCCTGATCAGGTGATCCTTCGGGTCAACTGACTGTAAAGAAACACAGCCACACATTACCGTATAGAGTAAACCCAACCAACCTGTAAAGGAAGATACACATGCAACTGACCGCCGAACAAATCGCCAAGCTGACCACCGAAAACGGTGAGAGCTACGCTACCCTGGCGCACTTCAGCGCTGAAAGCGTGTCGCTGGTATTCGCCGACAACTCGATGGAAGCTCTGTCTCTGGACGGCGACAAGCTGGCCGAAGCCGCAGTCGGCACCCGCGTCTTCTTCGGCGCCGATGGCAAGATCACCCGCACCGGCGCGCCGGTGTACAAAGCTCCTGCTCCGAAGCAGGGCCAGGGTTCGACCGCCATGCGTCCGAATCTGTAAGCAGCACATGCCAGAGCAGGGTCTTTCGACCCTGCTCTCTATGCCGTTTTATTTTGTAAGGAGTTTGATGTGTCGCTGATCATTTACAAGGACGGAGTGCTCGCCGCTGACCGTCTGGGCACCGTACAACCTTTCACCACGTATTCCAACTTGCAGGAAATGAAGAAGCTCTTCGTCTGCAAGACCGGCCGCATGGCCGTCGCCTTCTGCGGCGACAACATCCATGAAGAAAGTATCCAGGACATGATGGACATTTTCTCCATCGTACTGATGAGCTGGGAAGCATCCGGCGAGAACATCGCGCCGGCGCTGACTGACGAGCAGGCTGACATCATCCTCGGTGACCGCTGCTACTTCATCATGACCAAGACAGACGCTTGGGCGTTCGATAAACGCGAAACGGGCAAGTCGTTCCAACACCTGAATTGCTCAGCGCAGTGTCGCGGTAATGGTGCTTGGATGGGCTACGTAGGTCTCGCTGCCGGGATGCGTCCCGGGATCGTGATCGAGAAGGTGAGTGAGACCAATCCTGAAGTCGGTATGCATGTCGACGTCTTTACTCAGGACGAATTACTCCCGCTCGTCACTCCACCCGCCCCAGAGAAACCTGTCCGCAAACCACGCGTCAAAAGGACTGCGAAGTAATGGCTAACGTAACCGTATTCAAAGACAACAAAGTCTTCATTCAAACCGGCATCTTCAAGCCCAACGATCTACTTACTCAAATGTCGGTCGAGTCCATGTGTACTAAGTACGGGTTCATCATCCCGTTGGAATGCACTTGGCCAGTGATCTTCGATTTCCTCGAAGGTTCTCTGGATCGGGTTCGGCAGGCTGAGTGCGCCACTATCTGTAATATCCTAACTCCCAGCGGTAAGCTCTACGAATACCGGGTGCCGGCAGAAGCCGAGAAACACCGTACGTACATGATGCGCCGACGCGTCCACTACGGACCTGGCGTTACTTACGTGCGGGCCGCCACCAGTAAGCTCGAAGAGCAGATGACCATGGCCGTGCACATCACCGATAACTTGTATCAAGCCGGTGAGCTGTTGCGCAAATGTTCTCTGGGAGGTCTGCCGAAGTTCGAGGTTCTTGACGTCGAAGAAATATTGGGGATGTTGTTCGCCAAAGGTTTCACTGAAGACCACAACCTCCAACCGCCGATCAAGAAGATCAGTGCCGAAGAACGCGCTGAACGCGCCATGCGTCAAGCTGACGAGAACATGGGCTATGCCGAACCGATGAACCAAAGCAGCGATGAAGGTTAAAATCTAACACCACGCCTTATGTTCTGACATAAGGCAAACCGGAGACTGTAATGCTCGTAATCTACCACGCCGACTGCTTCGACGGCATCGTAGCCGCCTGGATCGCCCGCAGCAAGTACGGTAATGACGCCGAGTACATCGCCGCTGCTTACGGCGATACTCCACCTGACGTAACCGACCGCACGGTCATCATCCTCGACTTCTCCTATCCGCCGAACATTCTCGCTGAGATGTGCGACAAGGCGAAGATGGTAACGGTCCTCGATCATCACGAAACAGCCATCGAACGTATCGACGAATACTTCGAGCGCGCCGGGTATCCCGACAACCTTGACCTGCGCTTGGATATGACCCGTTCGGGGGCGGGTCTGGCTTGGGATATCCTCTTTCCCAATAAGCAACGCCCAGATGTTGTCAAGTATGTCGAAGACCACGACCTCTGGAAGTTCGAGCTGCCCGAAACTCGAGCTTTCATTGCCGGGTTCGCCACCATGCCCATCGAAATCGACTCGGTGACTTACGCTGAGGCGTATAGTGAGCATCTGATCGATGTCGGTGAACCGCTGGTGGCGATGGAAGATCAGCAGATCAATCGCCATCTGGATGAAAGCTTCCTCGTCAGCTTCGGCGGGTATGACAACATCCCAATGTCGAACGTACCGCGTTATAACGGCAGCCGTGTCGGCGAAGAGCTGATCAAGAAATACAACTCGCCGTTCTCGATCACCTGGTACGAAGACGCCAAGTATCGCTACTACCGTCTGCGCTCGCTCAAGAGCTCTGACGTTAACGTCGCCACTATCGCCGAACAACATGGCGGTGGCGGTCACACTAACGCGGCAAGCTTCAAGCGTGGTCGTATCGATCACCTCAACGTCGTCGCACTCGTGTAAGGAAACAAGATGCCAACCATTCTGGCCGACGAAGGCCCTTACGTAACGCTCAGCAACATCAACCTACACAACAAGATCGAAAAGGTCCCGCCAATGGTCTACCGTGTGGGGACCAAGGATGAGGAAGTCATCCTGATCAAGGACCGCGAGCGGTTCAAGGTGCCGACCAAACGCTACGGTGCTCACGACGCCTACAAGGCGAGCTTCATCCGAACCTATGGCGAAACCAAGGGTACCACCGGTATCCTGCTCACCGGCCTGAAAGGCGCCGGTAAGTCGCTACTCGCTGAAGACACCATCAACGAGGTGATCGACAAGTTCCAGCGTCCATGCCTCATGATCACCAGCGCCATCCCGTCGTCGGTGATCAAGCGCCTGATCTTGGCGATGGGTAAGTGCTCGGTCTACTTCGATGAGTTCGGTAAGTACTACGAAGAGGAAGAGCGCAACAAGATGTTGACGCTGTTCAGCGACTCGGATTTGGAAGGGGTGATGTTCATCGTTACCTCGAACCATATCCACGAGCTCAGCGACTACATGATCCACCGCCCAGGCCGGTTCCTCTACAAGATCAACTACGAAGGCATGCAAGAAGATGCCATCCTCGAAGTGATCGAAGAACTGAAGCTCCCGCCGGCGATCTTGGCCTACATCCTCGACTACTGTAAGTGTCATCGCATCAGCTTTGACATGCTGCGCGTGGTAGCGAAGGTGGCCGCAGGCGCCAAGGATCTGAAGGCCTTCAAGCAAGAGCTCAAGATCCACAACGTGCCTGACGAAGTGTACGCGAACTACAACCTGCGCGAAGTCCTACATAACGGCGAAGAGTTCAAGGGCGATACTCGCTTCGTCCATGAAGATGATGGCACTATCGTTCTCGAATTGCGCGATCCGAAGTCCAACGAGATCATCGACAGCGGTAAGTTCGAATGGCTTACCGCATCGAAGGTCGAGACCGCGGCTGACGAAAGCGAATGGAGGGTGGTGATCAGTCCGACCATCACCGTCAAGATCAATCGCAACCTGTCGCCGTACAAGCAGCGTGCGATCAATTCGTCGAAGATGCGTCGTCCGCACATGGAAGACGATTATCCTGCACGCGATCCGAATGACCCATGGGGCGGTCCACCAGGCGGTGGTCGGATGCATTTTAAGAGAGGTGGTAAATGATTGCAGAACTGCTCGAAAGCCCAAAGGAAGTGCCTCGCCTGATCGTGCATTACAGCGACGGTAGTAAAGACCTGATCGAGGCAATGCTGCGTTTCCAGTTCCGCGACTCGGGGCCGTTGGCGTACGATACTCTCGACCGGCTACTCTACGAGTTCAGCCAGGTCCAAGCCGTGCGGCGTCAGACCTGCGACCCGGAACGGAAATCAGTCGTTCGGATCGAATCGGAAATGGTAGCTGTCAAGACTGATCCGCTGGTCTGGGTGCGCCCAGAGACATTGCGCACTAAGGGCCTCGACTACGCCGTGGCCGTAGCGTTGGACTGGAAGGAGCCGTACTACGGCATTGGCGGTATCCGCGTCGACGAAGGTCGGCCAGGAGAAGCTAGCTTCTTGTCCTACGATGCACCAGACCCTGACGAAGAAGAGTTGGAGTTCAACCACACCTACGGGTTCTCTCCTTCTGTAAACGTCGGCATGGCCGCGCATATCGCAATCAGTCACGGCATCAGCGTCGAGTTCGTTCGTCAGCGCGACGCCGGTGACGCACTCGCCGCCAAGGCCTGGATCGGCGACTACGATCGCAATGGTGCTGTCGACATGAAGTATCCTCTCGCGGTATGTCGTGCATTGGTCAACCACAAACTGTCGGATGGGGTGGCGATTCCGCTGTCTTTCATCCGTGCTGACGACGCTCAGCAGTAATTGACGTGGGGCTTCGGCCCCACTTCTTTTTTTTTGCCTATCTAAGAATTAGATAGTCACACATTCTGGAAGTGAAGAAACAAACCAACCACTAGGAACTGGACTACATGAAAGTTGCAATCTTCGCTTCGCTGATCCTCGCCGCCTCCATCGTTAACGCCACCCCTCATTACGACGAAACCCTGCCGGAGTTCGAATACCACAAGGTTACGGGTGAAGACTGCCGGATGATCGCTGACATCAGCAAGGGCGCAGTCGAAGCTCGTAAAGAAGGTGTCGATATGGATGCGGTGGTATTGGGGCTGATGAAGCCGGAGCTTCTCACCGACGTAGGTTATCGGGCAATGATGCCGATGGCGATCATCAACGTCAACAAGATCTTCAACGCACCGGCCGCCATCGACGCCGACCTGGCTTACAGTGATGACCTTGCGAACTGCTCGCTCTACAGCGGCTTTGACATGCCGTACCAGAAGTAGTCGTGTTTATTTACCGGGTCGTTACTTGGTATGGACCACCCCAACAGGAGTTTGATCATGCCAACTTGCAAATACCAACCCGGTCAGATCCTCAAGCATTACAAAGGCCAGGAGTACGTGATCGTCACCACTCCTGACCTGCACCACGTCAAACTCGAAGCCACCGGCGAATGGGGTTATGGTTACGCCAAACCCGGTCAGCCGATTGGCGATGAGAATCCGCTCTGGCAACGTAGCCAAGCGGAGATCGAAGACGAAACCCGTTTCTCACCCGTCCCTAAGTAAGGATAGTAACATGTCGCAAGAAACCAAAGTTTACACCGTTGACTGCCTGCTGGCTCTGGCTACCCGCGTCAGCCACGACATCAGCGAGAACGGTAACAAGATCACCACCCAAGTCGTCATCGGCGGCGAGATCAGTCAGTGCGTAGGCGAAGTCAGCACCACCGGCGAAAGCCGCGAGGATCTGATGGCTACCAACCTGTCCATCGCCCTCAACGCAGCGGTCGAAGCTATCCAGGCCGGCGCCGCCGTCTTCGTCGATGGCAAGCGTATCGTCATCGCTTCCGAAGACGAGCAGGCTGCGTTCAAGCAGAAGCGCGACGATGAGCAGGTGGCAGCTATCGCCCGCGGCGATCTGACCCTGCAATGAGCAAAGGTGACGAGGCATTCAAGCAATGCCTCTGCGCCGCTGGTGTCACGCATTATGATCCAAAGTACGTAGTGGCAGAACAGCGCCCTGCGTACGATCGTTGTGCTGAGATCCATCACCCAACGTACGACACCAGTGAGGCGGTGGGCGGAATCCTCTTAGCCTTCCTGCTACTGATGTTGGCTGGATATGGCGCCATTTTGATAAGTAGCGATCAAGGAATAAGGAGACGTCATGACCGTTATCGCTAGCACCGATCGTTTCCAGAAGAAACGCGAAGTCGACAATGCCGGTAAAACCCAGCTCGACTACGCAGTAGCTTTCGAAGAAGCCGGTCAGCTATTTCCGAACAATCCTCTCTGGCCTATCGCCGGTAAGATCCAGCGCGAATTTGCTGACGAGAAGTATCGTGAGCAGCACGCGATCTATACCGCGGTAGTCTCCCATGAGTCGGATACCACCGGCAAATTGGAGAACGTCGGCGAGAGCGTAGCTGTTCTGTGGCGCACCAAGGTCCGCCCAGAGCACGACTGCTTCATGTCGCTCCAGGCTACTCATCAGGTTCGTCCTGATGATGCCGAAGCCATGCCGGACTACGGCATGCTCGAGGAGCTACTGGTTGATCTGCTCGAAGACTACGGTCGACTCAACCCGGCCGTGGCGATGTTCATCGAGAGCAGCATCAGGCTGTTCATCGAGAACGAACTCGACGTTGTCTATCTCGACATCGAAGAGGACGGCTGTATGTTCGACATCCAGGCGTACGTCAAAGGGCAGGACCTGCTCATCGACGTGCAGTTCGATCTCAGCGCTCTGACGGATGATTGCGATGCCACGTCGTGACCACGTTTACTGTTGCGAATGTAAGTGCCAGCCCTGTCAATGCGTTCTGCAAGGTTGGCTCTTCGTTGGCGGCCTAGTCATCGTCTGTCTGGCGGTGTATGGCGCCTACAAGCTCGTCGCGGGGTGATTAGTCGTGGCTAGAATCTTAGATGCGATGGCGTTGTATAAGGCCAACCGAGACAGGGTTGATACGGAGATCGTATTCAACCTCACCTCTCCGCCTCCAGGCACCTACCAGCGATACGAAGTCGAGTGCGTCAAGCTCGAAGAACGTATCGCAGCAATGCGCGCTTTACCGAAAGACCAGCAGCCCAAGAACTTGTTCGAAGGTTTGCTGATGTTAGACGTACCCGTAACAAAAAATCCAACCCGCAGTACCAACCGAGAGTAAAACATGAAAAAGATGCTCGTCGCTGCACTGGCCATGATGGCCATGTCGTTCAACGCCCTCGCTATCGAAGGCAAAACCCTCAACTTCTGCGGCGGTGCCGAAGGCGGCTTCTACGAGTCGTTCGCCAAGCAGATCGCCAACGACGTCTCCAAGGCCGCCAAGATCCAGGTCGAAGTGCTGCAAACCGAAGGCTCGGTATCGTCGGCCCAGATGCTCAAGGAAGGTGACTGTGACGTCGCCATCCTGCAGGCTGACGCCGTGATCTCCCGTCCCCTGCCGTCTGACATCGCCGTCAGCGACGCCCACAAAGAAGCCATCTACTGGATGTTCGGTAAGGGCGGCGTGAAGGACTTCGGCGACATGTCCGATAAGGAGCACAAGAACAAGGGTATCGCCGTGGTCGAAGGCTCCGGTGCGGAAGTGACCCTGCGCAACTTCGGTAACGTCGACAAGGACTTCAAAGACCTGAACGTCATCGTCTTTGACGACTGGTTCTCGGCTGCCAAGGCTGCTGCTGACGGCAAGGTGCGTCGCGCCAAGAACGACATCCCGATCGCTGGCATGGTTTACATCGGTCGTCCTGGCAACATCAGCTCTGAAATCACTGGCGAGTTCAAAGAAGACCTGACCATCGGCGAGATCGATGTCTCCAGCTTCAAGGACGTGAAAGACGCCATCGGCGGTCAGCTGTACACCACCTGCGAACTGACTGACAAGCAAACCAACGGCCTGAAGACCGCCACCACCTTCAAGCCGGACACCTTCTGCGTCAACGCTCAGATCGTGTACAACAACGAACTGTTCGATGGCCTGGAGAAGAAAGACGCGCGCCTGCTGCGTAAGTCTCTCGACAAGGCCATCGTGCAGAACGTGCGTCAGCAGCGCGTTCAGTAACACGCCACAAAGCGGGGGAGAAATCCCCCGCCTTTATTTTTTGTAAGTAGTACTTTTTCTTAATGAGGATACCGCAATGAAGACTCTGATAGTCTCTGTTAGCAACACTGGCGTTAGCATGATTTCCAAGTTCTTCAATCTCTTCCCGACACCCATCACCTCGCTGTCGAAAGAAGCTCTGCAAGAACTTCCGCAACAGCTTAGCGTAGTGGTCACCCCTAAGGTCGGCGAGACTCCAGACGAATGGGCTGAACGCGTCCGTAACGATTCGCGGTACGCTCCTCTGATTGACCACTATAACGAATGCGGCAAAGTTCATCTGGCGTACAGTGCCAGCGGTCGCCCACCTTTCACTAACCTGCATGTATAAGGAAGCTGTAATGAGCAACTACGAAAAGAAACTCGGCGACGTCAACATCGTCGTTTTCACTGACTCCTTCAATCCGAAGGGTAAGTGCATCTACACCAAAGGTGCCGATCAAGTCACCATGATCTTCAACTTCACCACCGACAAGCCGATCAGTCCGAAGGTGTTGAAGAAGCTCTGGAACGAAGACAAAGAAACCAGGGCGATCTTCGGTGTTCTCGAGAACGTGGTCGAGAGCACCCCATACTGCCACCCTATGCCGCGCGAAGTCCAATTCGGCAGCTGGAACTTCCAGGTCTACTCGACCCGTAAGGAAGGTAAGCGGCTGCAGAAGATCGGCGAAGTACTGGGTGGTCTCGCCTTCGCTCCGAAGAATCCTTCGGAAGATGAAGCTCTCCCGGACCGCATCATCAAACTGGGAGAGCCTGCATGATCACCATCGATATCGAACGCCAGAAAGATGGCGAGACCTACAAGTCCCAGAAGGTTTGCTCTCCCTGGGATGCGTTGAGCCAGTTGCTCGAATGCGACATCGGGTGGAATAGCGAGATTACCGAACTCACCGAAACCGCCCTGGCCAACAAAGCCAAGGTACTCGGCTGCATCGACCTCACGACCTACAAAGGAAGTGAGGCTGACATGAAGTACCTAGTCAAGGCTGCCAGTTACGCGATGCTGTTGCAAGCCAAGCAGCTTGAACCTGAATATCGCGAGGCTCTCGTCAGCAAGGTTGAGAAGCTGTCGGAATGCAGCCCGAGGATTATCGACATGGGCCTACCCATGTTCTTAGGCAGCGGCGTTAAACGAGGTGCTATCTTAGGCATCCTCAGCGAGGGTAACGAGGCAGACCTCGATAAGCTCAAGTTACTCGATTACAGAGGCCTGACAACTCTCCTCAGTTGGAAGGTTGAAGGCGCTGATCACGAAACACTAATGTCCACCATCGCATAAAGGAATTTGCACATGAACAATCTGGTACGCCGACTGTTTCTCACCCTCTGCCTGGTAGCTGGCCTGTACGGTATCTCCGAGTTAGGTAAGACTCGTGAGCCGCTCGGCGACCGGATTGCTGAGCAGATCGTAAAACGGACAAGTTAAGGGGATCGACATGGCTGAGAAGCAAATGGAGCTGGAGCTGGATTGGCAAACAGCTCTACTGGCGTTGAAGCATCACATCGGCGCAACCAAGGTACGAATGGATCGTCTCGAGAAGATGTTTCGAGAAGCTCCAGAAGTAACGCCACCAACCAAGCCGCGCCGTAAGTTCAGCGGTAATTTAGACGCTACCGTCGCCGTGAACTTCGGGATCAAATTGACAGTCGTCGAAGTTCATGGCGGGCCGTGGGATTACGTGTTGCGTGATTTCAATGACCATGTCCTAGAATTTGGCGCTGCCTACATGATCGTAGGTCGCCATTCGGATGGACATCGTGAAATCGTTAACATCGCCATGCTACGGCGTGCTGACTACAAGATCGTCGTTAACATTCACCTTGATGCGTCCAGGTGTTTCGCTGCCTTGTATTACAAAGGCGGTAAGATGTTTGAAACCGAACTAAAGGAGGTGCGTGATGCGCCGGGAAGTACTGACTGCAAAGAGCCTCTCCAGAAACCTTAAGGAACATGAAGAGGCGTTCAAGTCCCGCAACGGGTACGAGGTAGAGCCGCCGCCGATGTATGGCACCGAGATCTCCGGCATCATTGCTGAGGTCATGAAGAACAAACACGTTACTCAGAAGGAGATTCAGGAAGCAGGTCGTCTCATCCGGATCGCTTCCGAAAAGAAGATCCTCCTGAACGTGGGTTCTCGCATGGTCTATAAGGCCATGGGTTACGTCGATTTCCAAGACGCCAAGAAGCGGAATGAAGGTAAGGACTATTTCGAGAACCTGAACTTTGACCGCAAGGACCTCAATGCAGTTCATGCGGAAAGTGTCGCTAACGAGAAGGCCATCAAAGATAAGGTGAAGGAACAAATTCGCCCGTACTTTGAGAAGGTGTTCGCATTACCGTGGGAGCCTGAACGGTTCCAGGGCAAAGCAAAGAGTAGCGGGGAGGTCATGGCTAAGGTCCATGTTTACATGGAAGAGCTCGGCTGGGTGTGTGAGGATCACATCGAGTACTGGGATTACGGACATGCCTTCGCCTACCGATATCCCTCGTCCTGCGGTATGCAGGTTAAGAAGAGCATGTTTCGGCGCGGTGACTTCGGTAGCCGCCGCCTGATCTTCGAGGCGTCCCGAGAACTTGCTCGGGAAATCGGCTGGGGACCTAAGCCGGGCGAGATTAAAGCCAAACGGTCAAAAGCTACAGACCCTGCAAAAGATTTGTAACATTAACCACACCTGGGGTGTTTCATGAAAGGACGTGAATTGGCGGCAGCTGCCGCCATCGCGGCTAGCGCATTAGCGTTAGCAGGCTGTGAGCCAGCCGAGCCTACCGAGGCTGAGCAAAAGGCATATATCGAAGAGCAGGCCAAATCGCAGACCATGTCCGGCAAGGCTGCTGAAGATGCCGAGCTGGCAAAAGAAATCGAGCGCCTGAAACAGGCAGACCCTACCGTGCAATCGGGCTATTACTCGATTAACGAGAAGGGTGAAAAAGAGCTGCACATCGTCCATCAGAAGGAAGATGGTAGCTCCATGGATTCCATGTGGCCTCTGGTCACCGGGATGGCTGTCGGTGCGCTGGTCGGTAACATGATGTCGTCCGGTAGCGTGAACAACTATGCTACCACGCATCGTCCGTCTTACTCCAGTGCCTACAGCCGTGAGGACGAGAAGAAACGTCGTAACAGCTATACTTCGAGCTACGTGGCGACCAATCTGGCTGCTAACCGGAGTGCCGTAGCTGCACGTACGCCAATCGGTTCCCCGGCCATGAAGCAAGCAGTCGTCTCCAGCCGCTCTTCCGGTATCTACTCTGGCGGCGGCAGCGGTAATACCAATGGCACTGCTGCTAAAGGCACCAGCGGTAAAACTGGCGGCGGCGGTGGAGGTCGCAGCGGCGGAGGCGGAGGCGGAGGGAGCTAAGCCATGAAAGTTATCAAGCATGAAGTGAATATCGATGTGCCTAAGCTCATCTCCGAAGAGATGGGCTGGTTGAGCGGTTTCTACTCAGAAGCTAAGGAACTGCATGAAGATGCCCACAAGCATTTCCAGTTCCACATCAATCAGCAGCACGCCATGCCTTTCTACGTGTTCAACAAGGAAACTGCTGACCACATCCTTGATGTAGGTTATCGCGCGTACAAGGTCATGGTGAAAGCTGTGGCACATGCATTTGAAAACCGTAACGATCTGCTGCGGTTCTTTGATTGCAGCATGCTCCGCACGCCAGGCGGTCAGGCCTTCATCGAGTATGCGAATTGGACCTTCAACCAGCGTAACTCGATCGGTATGTCGCTGTATTCGCGTTTCGACATGGCTGTGAACCCTGTCACCAATAAAGTGACCGGCATCTACGAGCTAAATGGCGATACGCCGACCATGCTCTTCGAGTCGACTGTGTTGCAGAGCGAGTTGCTCAAGCAGCATTACGATATCGAGCAGCAGGCGAACGAGTGGTGGTTCGACGTTGAGGAAAGCCTCGGCTCTCGCCGGTTCGAACGCAGCAACCGTATCGGCGTAGTGTTCGATCCATCCTACGTGGATGATTCGGCCACTTGTGAGCTTGTCGCCGCTGCGCTTGAACAGCATTGCGACAACGTGATGATGGTTGGCCTCAAGGATCTCAAGTACGAGATGCTGCGACCTAATCAGCCATACGAAGCTTACGACCTGGTGCTTGACGGCATGTTCGTTCTCGTACCTTGGGAAACCATGGTAACCGAACATCCTAAAGCAATGTTCGACTGGGAACGTTGGTGCACCAACGTCGCTGTGTGGGAACCGGCCTGGAAGTGGTTCATGTCGAACAAGGGCATCTTCGCCTTGATCGATCACCTGGGCCGTACCGGTCAGCTGGACCTCGAAGGTTTGCCATTCCTGAAGACGGATCTTGACGAACAGGCTCTGGAAGGTTACGCCTATGTCGAGAAGCCGAAGGTCGGGCGCATGTCGCAGAACATCACTGTCTACAGCAAGTGCGAACGCGTACTCGCTCAGACCGATGGTGACTACGGTGGTGACGATATGGTCTATCAGGAATACGCCGAACCTGGCCGGCTGAATGGCGACCGTAACTTCATCGTTGGCGTCTGGATGGCTGGTGCGGTTAATCCGCCGACCGGCCATTGGGCAAAGGCTTCCGGCATCTGCATCCGAGAGTTCGCTACCGGCGTAAACGGCATGGATGACGAGCAGTTCATTCCGCACGTCATCATTGACTGATCCATCCCCACCCGGGCAACCGGGTGGGTTTTTATTTTGTCGAGGCAGGTATGGACGCAGCAAAGATTCAGAAGTTGATTGAAGCTCTTACTTCGAGTGGCCAATGTCGAATCATCCTGACCGGTCCCGGGGCGGAGAGTCGTCGGTATATCGCCAACACGATTCTCGACGAACTGGCGCTTGAGAGCAACTCCGTTCAGGATATCTTGATCGTTGTCGAGGAAGATAAGCACCTCGACGATATGCTCGACCTACAGCAGATTCTGACATTATCGCGCGGTCAGAAGTACCCTTGCCTGATCCGACCGCCAGATGTCGATAAGCTGCTCGGTGCGTTGGACTCACTCACCAAAGATCCGATGGAGGATTTCAAAAGACTTATCGACTCCATCGGACCTGATCAAAAGCAATTCGTACTCGGTATTCCCAATAAACGGAATTCTGGTCGTACATTGTTGAATGGAGCAACTGGCAGTGAGCGTAAGCTCCACGCCAAGAAAGGTTCCGCTAAAGCCCACGACCCCCGCGTCAAACGCCGCGGCTATTAAGGAGGATTCCATGATCGATCGTCTGCACCACCCGCAAAAGCCTACCGACTTCGTCGATATCCGCGTAGCTGAACTCGAGCCTCTCGTTGCAGGTACCATCCCGAACTTCAGCAATGACGGTTACGTCCAGTCCAACCTCGCTGGCGGTTGGCATGCGTTGTTCCGTGACGCTAACAGCAGTGACCAGAACCATCTGGATCACCTGTATCTGGTGAACCAGCACACCGGCCAGCAACTCTGCTTGAAGCTTGCCCAAGCCAAGCCAAGTCGTCGACTCCTCATCCCTATCGAGTCTGATTTCGATACCATCGAGAATCAGCTCACTGCCGTATTGCACAGCTGCAATACGCCGGGCTATCAGCTCTACTGGACTGATCGTGACGACGACTTCCGCGATAAGAAGTCTCTCGGTGATGAACTACTTTACACCAACATTGGCGGCGTCATGGTCTACATCCCGACGCTGGCTGATCCTCGCCTGAGCTACTACTGGGGCCGCGATGTGAAGACCATTGACTTCCCAGGACAAGAAGTCATTACCGAGCGTCTGGTAGCCATCAAGCAGCTGATCGGCAACTGATGTAAAAAGATAACTAGCAAGACCATTAGATGTAAATCCCGCAAACAAGGAATGTAACATGTCTGAAGCAGTAGATAACACCGCCGTAGCTGAAGTCCTTTCGGCTTCTGGTGCTAATTTCCACAAGGCGCAGGCTCTGGCCATCCAGACCTTCAAGGAGAATCTCGCCTCCTTCGGCCCGCACCTGTTCTCCACCAAAGGTAAGGGCCTGTCCACCGCTTACCGCAAGGCTTTCCCCGAAGAGCAGCAGAAGCACAACACCTGCACCAGCTGCCGCCTGTTCTTCGAGCGCTTCGGCCACCTGGTGTTCATCACTCCAGAAGGTAAGACCGTTCCGGCGTTCTGGGACGCCAACGCCGTGCCGGAAGAATACCGCGCATCCATCAAAGCGGTCGAGCAGATCGTTCGTCGCGAAGGCGTGTCCGGCTACTTCTGGACCGAGCATGCCGTGTGGGGCGAAGAGACCACCGACGGTCACCAGGCCGGCAATCCGGTCAAGTGGGCGCATTACCACCTGCCGCCTGAGCTGTCTCGCCAGGTCTGCCTGCCCGCCTCGGTTGACGAGAACATCGGTCGTTACCGCGAGAACTTCACGCTGCTGGAAAATGCCATCAAGCGCTACCCGCTGAAGGCCATCGCCGCCGCCGTGCTGATCTCCGAGTCCTGCGGCCAGATCGCCAACGATCACACCGAACTGCTCAAGTGGTTCCACGGCGTGGTCAAGGCCAAAGACGAACTGAAGCTGTCCGGCACTCTGCTGCGCAACTTCATCTGGCGTCAAGTCGCCACCGGCATGGTCATCAACCCTACCTACCCGCGCGTCGGTAACAACGTCGTGGCCAACATGCTGCTGGAGCCTATCCTTAAGGGTAACTCCACCGAGACGGCCAAGCGTCTGTTCCTGAAGCAGATCGACCCGGTGAACTACCGTCGTCAGACTGCCGCGCCGACCGACGGTAACGTCGAGCGTGCTCGCAAGGTCTTCGAAGAGCTGGGTCTGGACGAAGGCGATCTGGGTCGCCGTATGGCCACCATCGACGAAGTCGCCGATCGCTTCACCTGGTCTCCGAAGCCGGTCACTCCGGTCGAAGAAGAGAAGAAGCTGTTCGGTAACCTGTCCACCAAGCAGTCGGAATCCAAGCCGAAGATCGCCGAACATGTCGCGCCAGCCGTGACCATGACCTGGGCGGTGTTCTGCCAGAAGGTTCTGCCGACCGCTCGCACCATGAAGGCTCGTCCTGGCATCAGCGCCGGTAACTTCTTCTGCGTTACTGCGCCGACCAAGGAAAACGCCGGTCGTCTGTTCTTCTACGACCACGAAGACAACCGCAACCCGTTCTGCTGGTACACCAGCACCGAGCTGGTTGACATGCGTCTTTACAACATGGTTCCGAACAAGCTGTACGACGTGAAGGGTATCCTGCCGATCCCAGCTACCTGGACCGGCGGTGCATCGGCCGAGAAGTACGCCGGCGACATCGTCGTACTGGAAGGCCTGACGGAAACCAGCCATCGTCGCCTCTGCTTGTTCAACGAGCTGCTGCGTCACGAGCTGAAAGAAGTCGAGCGTGTGGTTAACGCCTACTCCGACAACGGTGCACTTGACCGCGAGGTCGAGAACCAAGCTATCGGCCTGCGTCCAGCAGCCGGTGCTCCGTTCTTCATCCGCGTTGAGACCGAGTTCGGCCTGGCCGATTACCTGATCGACCGCGTCGAGTAACCCCTGAGCCGGGCGGGAAACCGCCCGGCCTTTATTCCGCATACAGGAGATTGTCGTGAAGATCTTTGGGCTCATTGAGATCAACTGGGCTAGGAAGAAACCTAAGCTCTCTCACGAAACCTCAGTGGCTGACGTCTTCTTGGCGTTGCAAGCCATGGGACATATCGCCAAACAAGAGCACCATCAACCGCGTCAAATCAGGACTATTCCTCGCAATCGTCTCACTGATCAGATCGTGTTCCCGGAGCCTAACGATCCTAACGATCCTTGGGAAGTACAACGGCTAACCAACCTCGTACGGGACGTAGAAAAGATGTTCCGGCAAGGTTGGTTCAGTATCTGCGTCCTGGACCGGGCGATTGATGGCTTCAACTTGATCCAGACGCCTCGATCAAAAGAAGCGTACAAGAAATTGGCGATCCTGCACTGCGTCAACTTCAATGAATACGTGCCTGGTATTTTCGAGCAACTGCCAGATCTCATTAATTGCGTGCTCAGCGAAGGACGTTTACCTCTACAACCGGTAAGCGATAGCTTACGAATCACTCAGGAGTGACACGATGTCCACACAACAAAACACCGATGAACTCAACGACATGGCGCCGGTAACGGTGGAACTGGATGCGGGTACTGCGTATCGGGATCGTTTGATGGAACGCCAGACGATCATCCATAGTGCTCGCAAGATCATGATGACGATCTATCTGGTGATCACTGCTACCGCGATCATCGCACTTACCGCCATCGGCATGTTTGCGTGGGATACCAAGAAAACCGGCTATCTCGAATACCCGCAGACCTGCAAGATCACCAAGAACGACGTCACCGTCAACGGCACCAGAACGTTTGGCCAACCCTTCATCGACTTCTTCGGTGCGTATCGCCACATCGACAAGATGAAGACCACCGAGAAGACCACCATCGAACTCACCGGCAACAACGTTGAGATCGTAGGACTAAAGAAAGACGGGTCCTGGTGGTGGAAGAATGCTAGCAAGGGAGAGTTTGGCAATCTCCCGATCGAACATGCCGACCAGTACGTAATCATGGTCGGCGGTAAGCGAACGGTATTCACCGATCGCGAATTCTGTAAGTAGGAGGTAATCGCTATGCCGGAAGTAATTCGTGGGGCAAAACAGATCAACGATCGTCTCCTCGAGTTACTCGAGGAACAAGCGATCACCCCTGATCAATTCACGGACGCTGAGTCGATCATCATTGTCACGCCAGATGTGGAGATGATACTCGACTACTTTAATGGCAGTCCCGTAATCAACATCAAGGCCGGAGGTATAGACCTCGGCTTCTTCTAGGAGTCCTCGTGGATATTCTTGATTTCCTCTCTGCAAAATTCAGCGGTGAGTTGCTTGACCGTTTCAAATACCTGACTGATGCGCAGAAGATCCCACTCGATCTGTTCCGTGACGAACCCAACCAGGAAGTGCTCGCGCGCTATCTGATGGGTGAAGTTGCCGAGTGCTTGATGGATCCATCGAAGGAGCACGCTTACATCGACTTGTCGATCTACTCCTTCATGCTCCACATCCTCGGCGCCGAAACAGCGGGTGAGATCATCTCCACCTATAAGCGCGAAGCATCTGCCGTTCCTGCGGTCGGTATCGCGCAAGCGCACGCAATCGACATCAACAGTTTGGACTAGGAGGTACGCAATGGCTACAATTGTAGGCTGGATCGTAATCATCGGACTGGCCCTCGTTGGCCTCAACGCACTTATCGAGAAATACGGCAAGAACGGTAAGTGACAGCATAGATGCCGGGGCTTAATTGCCCCGGCGTTTTCATCTCTTTTATTTTGTTACAATGACACATTATAGAATAGATATCAATTGGGAATGTGTGTCATGGCTTACGATCCTCTCGACGCATTGCTGCGCATGGCGCTGATAGTCGAAAACGTAAAAGATAAGAAGGAACAGAAGAAGTTACTCATCAAGCTCTCCAAGCGCTCCACTCCATCTGTCCGGGAAGCGATGGTCAATAAGGTCATCGAAGCTACCGGTCGTAAGGAGATGGTCTACTGGCTCTGCGAAGGCCTGCTCGACCTGTACGAATGCTCTACGGAAATCTCGAAGATGGGCTATCCCGGATTCGTGATCTACAAGGGCGAGGCCATTCCTCTGGACATCAAGCTGCGCGATCCGAAGTTGGCAGCTGCCGAGGACGAAAAGAAACGCGGCTACTCCTACCATCGTCAGCAGACCCTTGATGACAGGGCGTGGATTATCGCTAACGAGCACGAGATGGTGGCAGCTGCCGCCCATGCTCTGATGAACTTCTTAAACATCGAACGAGTCGCATGTGAAGTCGTCCTGTTCAAGACCAGGGGCTTCTCAGGCACTCGCCAAAGCATTGAGGTAGAGCGCGGGATAGCGGGTAAGCTCAACAAGCGAATTGGGAATTCTAATTACTACTTTTGACTAGGGGTTTCAGATGTTAATCCGTTCGTTCAAGAAGAACAAACTTGGCCGGGACATTGTCATCGGCGACGTCCATGGTTGCTGGGATCGCGTGGAACGCGGCCTCGAAGAAATCGGTTTCGACAAACAGTACGACCGTCTCTTCAGTGTGGGTGACCTCGTTGACCGTGGACCTCAGAGCAGTCAATCACTCTGGTGGCTAGGTCAGCCGTGGTTCTTTGCCGTGCGCGGCAACCACGATCAGTACGTCGTAGACTGGCGTCAACGCCCTGTCGACAAATGGGTCTCTGAAGGTGGCTCGTGGTTCCAGAACTTCAAGGAAGAGCATAAAGACGAATGGGCCGCAGCCTTCGGCACGCTGCCTATCGGCATGGAGATCGAGACCGAGCACGGCTTGGTAGGTATCGTCCACGCTGACGTCATGTTCGATACCTGGGCGACGTTCAAGGACTACCTGCACCACAAGGATGAGCGTATCGCCTGGCTCGTCAAGAACAGTGCTCAAGGCAGCCGTCACCGTTACGCCGTTCGTGACGATCGACCAGTGCAGGATCTACGCGCACTGATCGTAGGTCACTGCAAAGTGGCCGAGCCGCTGATCGTTGCCAACGTCCATCACATCGACACCGAAGGTTGGAAGAAGGGTTACTTCACCTTCCTCGACCTCCACACTCTGGAGCCTATCCGTGCGCAAGGTTAAACACTACTTCGGCGCCAGCCGTACACTCACCAAAGGTGCCCGCGCTTACCAGATGCGTCAGGCGCGCAACATCATCGAGTCGAAGCTGCGCGAGGTCACTAAAGAGGCGCTCGGCGATACGCCATTCAAGCTATACATGGGCGATGGCTTCATGCCGGACGACTGGGCTATCGAAGTGAAGACTTTCGACGGCTACGCGTGGATCGAGGGTAGTGACCCGAATTTCGAGAAGCGTATCCTGCAATACTCCAGCCATCCGCTGGAAGAGCTTGCGCCCCTACACCTGCTGGAGGATCTACGGTGATCATTCCGTTCCGCTACAAACTCTGCGTCGCTCTCGTCTGCCTCATCATCTTCGCATGCGCGCTCACGGCGATGATGGGTATTAACGACGCTATCCTTGCGGCCATCCCGGAGCACTCGGATACTGCGTTCTTCTACATCGTGGTTTACAGTGCGGCTATCTCATTGCCGCTCGGTGCTTCGATCCAGCGACTGGTTGAGAAGATGATGCAGTATGCACACATGCGCATCGACCTCCACGCCAAGAAGATGATGTCGCAGTGGCTCAGTAACCACGCCCGGCAGAATCATCCGGGCAAATACAAACGCGGCGATATCGTCAACGTCACCATGTCGTTCACCATGGACGAATGGAAGATAAAACGGGGCATCGCGTAAGGAGTGGTGAATCCGTAACTTTTTACTGGCACATTGCCTTGTATGTAAAGTAACACCCGCCGCATTAAGGATTTAGATGTTTGGATCCTTCAAAGCCATGGGTCTCGCTTTCCGACTCCTCTCCCTCGCCGTCAGCAGGTTGAATAGACTCCACGCAGCTCCGAGCTACGAGGAAGAAGACTGCTGCGAATGCGGCGAGGAAGATGATGACTACATCGATTACGTTCTCCGCATGATCGGCGGCAGACCGTGGTCGTGGAAATCACCGGGGCGATTCCTTGGCAACAACTGCTGCGCCGCCGAGATCTGGACTCGGTTTGGCATGGCCCAGACTCCCTGACGCCTTTGGGACTCTAATCACCCACCCCACTGATAAGCGTAGATAGTCAACCAAAGAGTCGGGATGACCGCTCAAATTAGGCGTCTTGTGTGATGCCGCGATACGTTGGCGACAACCTGATGGGTAGCGGGGGATGAAGCAACACCCTGGCATGCGCTCACAGGCCGTCATGTATAGATGCAACCGCCACCACCGGCATATGAAGCGTAGTCTGGGCTCGCCGCTATTCCCTTGATCAGGGATAGTGGGACCGCCAGAGCGGGTTCAGAACCGGAGGTGGCATTTCCTTTCCTCTATGCCGCCAATAAGATGAGCCTAACCAAATGGACCAACGATCATGACGGCATGGAACCCTAAGTTCACACCAAGCTTCACACCTGAAGAGATGCTTGAGAAAGGCGTCTTTGAAGGTAAGTACATCAATAGCGTCCAAGGTGTACCGGCGTCCTGGAAGAAACATCCGCGAGTACAGGGTCCAAAAGATAGCCCTGACATCAGCCTAAACTTCTACGGTGTCAAATCCAGACAGCCGCTATCTGTATGGCAGGCTAATGGCTGGATCAAGACGGATAAGGCCGGCTGGTTCGAGTGGTACTGTAAGTACTTCCTCGGCAGAAGGTTAGGTAAAGAGGATGAGTGGCAGATTGGTCGCTGGAAGAGTTTCGTTGCCAGACACATGGGTCAGATCAAAGCCAACTGCACACTGACGGATAAGAACTGTCGGCCGGTGCAGCGGCAAGGTCTGCTCCAATGGGCTTGGGATTCGAACACTGCCTTTACTGACGAGCAGTGTTCGAAGAACCTAGCCAGGATATTGAGTAAGTCTGGGGCTAAGGTGGAAGCTTCCACCGAATCCAAGATGTTTACTTGGTGAAAGCGGCGGGAGAAATCCCGCCTTTATGTCGCAAACTATAGAAAAGGATCGAAAGCATGTCTCTTCAACAAGCATTCAAAGTAACCAGCATGACCATCAAGTTCCCGGTTGGTCATGAAGGTCAAATCGACGTCAAAGCACATCTGGTGGCCACCGGCCATTTCCATGAAGACGTCGAGATCGAGATCGACGATAAGCTCGTTTGCGAAGAGAACGACTTCGCAGATGTAGAAGTTGAAGGCACCACCATCAACTATAAGGCCCGAGCGCCGCACAACCAGATGCTCGAAGTCACCATCTACATTCACTAAGGAGAGTTGCATGCACGTAACAGAAGTAGCAGCGCTGTTCAACCTCGCAGGTTACGAGCCGACCGAGTTCCAGAAGATCGAGAACGAGTATTGGCCAGATCATCCAAACTACGACGAGATGCGCAAGAAGTATCCGTGGTATCTCGTTAGCACCGAAGAAGGTCAGATCCGCATCGGCTGGCGTAAGCGCGTCATCTCGATCGACTGGTCGAAGACTTCGCGGCGCGGTAGCGTCACTGACGATGACGTCACCAAGAGCGACCACATGGTCCATGCCTGGAGCATGCCAAAGGCTCTGGAATACCTGATCGCCATACGTCGCCTGCCAGTGGTAGAGAACCCAACCTCTGACGTGGAATGCTATCAGTACTCCGGCGTCGCGAAGGTGAAGGAAGGCATCAAGCTGTTGGCGCTGAACAGCGACGAGAATGCGCGCCTCGAGAAGATGCTGACCTGGGTGGACCTGCTGCCTGAAACCGATGAGATCACTCTCACCGTCACCCGCAACCGTACCTTCCGCGGTCTCGAAGGCATGGCGTTCCACATCAACTACTACGGCATCGACGTCCGTTTCGAAAGCAAGTAATTACCCCGCACTACAAAACCCCGGCGGTGAGAGTCTCACCGCCACTTACTAATTAGGAGTGACAAGATGTCCTATCGTCCGCAAGTAACTGAAGCAACCTTCCAGAAGAAACGCGTCCTGATCGATCCCCGCAAGCAATACGCTGACGCGTTCAAGAACCCCAGCATCTACCTTTACTTGCCCACCGACCAGCTCGGCAACCCCACCTGCCCAACCAAGGCCTGCCGCATGGAATGCTGGACTCCTAAACCGGAGATCACCAAGGGTCATCCTTCCTCCATCTTCCTGGAAGGCGGTATCAGCCACACGCTGATCAAACTCGAAGGTGACGAAGTCTACGCCACGTTGGCGCAGAGCGTAGCACTGGGTACCATCGGTGTCCTCAACAAATGGCTGACCACTCTGGTCCGCACTCCCGACAACGATCTGTATTCGTTCGAAGTCTTCATCGGCCAAGGTGGTCTGTAATGGCAAAGCGCGCACTCGTACTCTTCTCCGGCGGCATGGACTCCACGTACCTCATGTGGCAGATGGCGGAGCAGGGACTGCAAGTAGATTACATCTACGCTGACGGCGCTCAGGGGAGTGCGAAGTCCTCTGTGGAAGAAGACTCCCGTGGGGACATTATTGACCGCATCAAAGAATACTGGCCAGGCTGGTATCCTCACGGCGGTGGGCGCGTTCTGTCGAAGGTCAACCTGTCGCAGACGCCCAAAGCCAAATGGCGTCAAGCGCTGCCTTGGATGGTAGCTGCGATGGAGATCGTCGATCCTGACGTCCATAGCTCGGTCAATATCGGTTACTGCGCCGATGACGACACGTTGCAAGAGAAGTACTCGATGATCGAGGCGTGGAACGCCATGTGGAAGTTCACCAAGAAAGGTGACGTTGTTCCATTGGAGTTCCCGCTTCAACTCACGCACAAGTTCAACATGATGCGCGATCTTCCTCCAGAGATTTACGCCGCCACCTGGATCTGCGAACTGCCGATTACCAATGCCCGTAAGGGCGCTACCGCATGTGGTCGTTGCGAGCCGTGCATGACGCGCGAAGTGGAGAAATTCCGCTTCAAGCTGAGGACGCACAAAAGCCTGGAAGAGCATCACGAGTCCATCGCTAAACGCTGTGCAGAACTCAAGGAGCGTAACCAGAAGGAACATCGAACCAAGCTCGAGGCTAATGACGCATCGCCAGCTAAGGCCGTTGCTGAAGTCCGTGAGTCTGCCGAACCTGTAGAGCGTAATGTCGGCGGTAGCGGTGTGCGGATGATTCCTATCGGCAAAGCTACCATCAACGATAGCGAAGCCAAGAACCACATCGACGAAGTCGATGTCATGGACTTGGCTCCGTGACATATTTGGCCCGGCGATGCCGGGCCTTTTCTTTTGTACTTAAATACTTAGGGCAAGGAAAGTATGGGAATATATTGCGTACTGTTGAACACTCGTGCGGAAATCGGTATTAAGATCGATCTGGAACGCGCCCCTCGCCGGTGTCCCCTCGGGAGCTTGGTCGAAGATGCGGAATACGGATACGTCATGTCGGCAATCTACTACATCCTCTCCAACGCCCCTCATGGCTTCGGTCCGCTTGATCTTGCCAAGTATCTCGGCAAAGAGATGGATAAGTATCCCGAGTTGGGCAAGTTCATCAGGTCTATCGAGATTGACGGATACTTTGTACGCTACCGTAAACGTCAGAACCGCAACTACGATCCCACTAGGGTCGTGATGGCGCGTGAGACGTATGACGAACTCATGCTGCTAGCTATGCATTCTGAGAACGTCCACAACCGCAAGTTATTCCAGAAGATTCGTCGACATCTCCGTCACTGGAATGAGCGACTGGCTGAGGAATTCAAAGCCGAGTGGTTACTGGAGCGACTCTGGAAGTTGGCCAATCCGAGTATGGTTCAGAGGATGCGGGATAGGACAAAGCATCGAAAGAAAGTGATCCTGGAAAGGATGGCTGCGCTTAAATCCACCGACTCCACTTTAGGAGATGCTCATGAGAAAAGCTAAGAACTTCCTAGTCGATCTGGTGGTTGAGTTCAATCGAGACGGCGTGATGAATATCGCTGTACGTCGAATCATCACGCACCCACGATTCCAGGAAGCGTTCGAGTCGAACTTGTATTACCGGTTGCTCGATATCTTCGAAAACCACATCAAACATAATGGGCTGATGACCGAAGCACAAATGGTCGACGTCATGGAACGTAAGCTCGCAGAATATCCACTAGCCTCGAACGGGGTTAGAAACTTTATACTCAAGGGGTAAACATGGGTCTGTTGTCCGATCGTCAAATCATGGCGCGCTGCATGCGCCCGAACCACTTCATGCGTCGCGATGGTTACTGGGAACCGATCATCCCGGGCGTTACTCATACGCCGGAGATCGTGGATAACATGGAGAAGCGTCGCTGGATGGGTCTCGAGACTCCGAAGGACGACGAGGACTGCTCCCGCTTCGACTGGCGTCCGATGATCCATCCTTTCTCCCCAGTAGCCAATCGCTTCAACGAGAAAGGTACCAAGATCATCAGCTGGGGCACCAGCTCCTACGGCTACGACATCCGCATCAAGGCCGATGGCATCAAGCTCTTCACCAACCTCACCGGTCAGATCGTTGACCCGATGCGTCCGTACGTGGACCAGTTGGCTGATCCAATCATCCACTTCGACGAAGAGTTTGGTCTGCACTACTTCGTACTGCCGCCGAACACCCTGGCCCTGGCACACACGGTCGAGTACTTCGTCATCCCTCGCGACTTGCTGGTGACCTGCCTCGGCAAGTCCACCTATGCCCGCGTCGGCCTATCTCAGCTGGTTACTCCGCTGGAACCGGAATGGGAAGGTGAGCTGGTTCTCGAGATCGCTTCGATGACCAACAGCCCGACTCGAGTCTACCTCGATTGCGGCATCGCCCAACTGCTCTTCCACACTGTCTCTGAAGTCTGCCGCATCAGCTACAAAGACAAAGGCGGCAAGTATCAGGGCCAGCGTGGGACTACTCTCGCGAGGACTTAACATGCGCGTCCGCAAGTTCAAGGTCTACAACAAGCAGACCAATGCATGGGAAAAGGTTGAGGGCGAAGAAGCCCTCGCCAAGTTAGTCAATCTACCTGTCTCGGATATTCCCGTCTTCAAACTCTTCAAGATGACGGTTGGACACTTCCAGATATTCGAGACCTCTCTGTGAGGTAAAGGAATGACCCACACTGACCGACTCGATGGCGAGATCAACGCCGCTATCGATTTGTCCATCCAACTCTATGGTCGTAATTCCAATAAGGAACGCAAGTTCCGTCTGGGCGCTGACTCGCTGTGCTTTCAGCGAGTAACCGACAAGCTGCGTAATGCCGTCAAGCAATACTGCCGCTTGCGCAACATCCCGATGGAATATTCGACCATCACTCGCGAGTTCATGATTACCATCAACCTGGATATGGTGACCATGTCTCTCGACCAAGCACAGCGCTACGATGAAGCGACAGCGCAATTAAACCAACAAGCCTTAGCGTGCTAGCCATGAAGCATTTAGTCTACGCGGTATCTATCACATTGATCGTTTACACCATCGGTGCGTTCGTCGCCGCCAGACCCAATATCGGTGACTGGGATGGGTTCGGTAAGATGATTCTTGCCGGTCTCTGGTTGGCTGGTTTGGCACTGGTGTTCTTTGACCACCGGCGCCAGCAGTCGATCGACGACTACAACGAATTCCAGCGGCTTAAGCGTGAGAACCGTCACCTTAAAGCCGTAGCGCCTGATAAAGGCAAGAACGTCTACCCGATCCGTAAGGAGCAGTGATGAAACACGTAATCGTGCTGCTGTGCTTCGGTCTTGTGTTTCTGGTTGAAGGCTTCATCCTCGGAACCCATCGGATCTCCGAATGGGACTGGGTGGCGATTACCATCATGATCGTGATCGACGTCATTATCGCTATCATCGCCTACATGCCGGGCGGGGTTGGCGAAGCGATGGAAGGTCTAGGTGATGCGTTCGATGGCTTCGGTGACTGATCCTCTAAAGTAAGGTGGCAAATAGCTATGAATGCATTCAAGGAATTCTGTGCTGCAGCCAGAAGAGCGCTCGCCCGCAAACTGGTCAATGATCCTGTCGCCTTTCCGCCTGTAACGAAAGAGCATGAATCCTTACCTAAGACGCATCGAATCTTGCGTCCGCTAATATTGGGGCGTGTAGCACTCGATGGGATTGAGGATGACACCACTCCGCAATTCCTGTCCTACGGCTGGAGCAAGGGTACGTTTAACTACCTTACTGAACCAGTCTACAAGATGGTCCACGATCTACTCAGCGCTCCAGACGTCGAATGGAACGTGCGCAATAACACCATAGACTTCAAGAGCGGCCTCACCGTACGCACGGTGGAGATCACCCAGGTCTCTGGTTACGAGTTCTATGGCGATCCACATGTCGCCATGTTCTTCACGGCGTCCGCAGTAGGTAACTCTAACCAGTTACTCGGCGGGCCGTCCGCAGCGCTGCTAAAACTGATTCAGGAAATCGCACTGAAGATTGAGTGCCGGATCGTAACCATCGAGACCGGAACCGACGACACAGCGCTCGTCATCTTCAAGGCGTGGGGAAACGAATTTTCACCAACCGCTATTGCGGAACATTATAACGACAGCCTGATCCCTTAGGCTGTGTTTTAGGAGTATGGGGCATGAATATGTTGCAGGCAGCAAAGAAAACAGCGATCAAGGTGGTCTACATTCCCGTAGAGGAAACTTCCGGTCACCGCGAAATCGCCATCGCGAACAGTAGTGTGTTCGAGGTGCTGCGTAAGAAGAAGTCCGCAGAGATTTCTTACTGGGGTTTGCCTGACAAGAAGTCTGACGTCATGCGTCGCCGCATTCGCGTAGTCAAGCAAGAAAAGAAGAGTGCCGCTGGTAGCCTTGAGGACATTCCAGATCTTGAAGATATCCATTACACCAATCTCGCATGGATCGGGAACGTCACGTTCAACCAAGCGCCCAGGCAGTTCCGTTCGAAGCACGTACTGGCGGTGGTGGTGGAAACAGTTCGTGAGATCGATGGTTATCTGTTCAGTCTTCGGATTGACAGCGACAAGATGTTCGAACCACAACCTCCGATGATCCTCTGCCGTCTGTATAAGGCCGGACCATTGGAGCTGAACCACCGAATTGATGTCCACCTGGAACCTACTGCTGAGCAGATCGAGGCCATGACGGCGCCTTGGGCTGTTCCGCCATCTCTGATCGAAGAGATGTCAGCACTCGGTTACGAACTGCGAGGGAACACCTTCGTACACCCTCTACTGGACTCGCAAGGCCACAGGCTGGTATGCGAACAGTACGGTAAGCTCGTCATCGAACAGTGAGGTAACGTCATGAAGTTGGAACTGATTCCCAAGTGGGTCTGGCTGGTCTTACTTGCGGCAGTACTGGGCGGTGCCTATTTCGGCATCGGTTACGCGGTAGATACCTACCGTCAAATGACGACGGAGTTGTCCGAGGAAAAGGCGAAGGTCGCCAACTTGCTCGAAATCAACGCCAGCGTTAACCAGGAACTCATCCGACGCATCAAGGACGATGAGGACCGCAAGAAGACTGAAGAAGCTATCGATCAACAAACCACCGACCTATTAGGTTCCGTGGATGAGTTAGGCGCTAAACTCGCCAAAGCGGTAGCTGAGCGCAAGAAACTGGAAAAACAATTGGCTAATCAGTCCGACGGATCGAAACCACCTGCCTTTGAAGGCATTCCGGTGGAGATCGACATTACATGGCAGGCGTACTGTAAGGTAGCTATCACCGACCCGCGGTGTGCGCCTAAGGAGAAGTAGCAAGTGCTCAGGATTCTATCTGTAGCGTGTTTCTCGATCTTGATGGCAGGTTGTGCGCCTAAGGTCAAAGAGGTCATCGTAGAACGTACCGTTACCAAGTACGCTGTCATCGATGACCGGTGGTTGAAAGACTGTCCGGTGCTCGCACCGATGGAACCTGAAGCGTACAACAAGCTGACTCTCCAGGAACGAGTGGACTTCTGGTCAGGCCTGTACTTGCGGCAGGTCGGATTGGTAGGTACTTGTAATATCCGGTTGTCTAACACCCGTAACTATAACGAACTCAAGCGGGACGAGGTTAATGTCCTCACCTGTAAAGAGGGCGTTTGCAAATGACATACAGGCCGGGGAATCCCCGGCCTGTATGCTGTTAAAGTTTATTCGGTCATACATAATCGTCCTGATGAACCGTGATAATAGGTGGCCCTATGTTCTACCATGTGATTACTCACAATGCCACCGCTGCAGAGAGACTCGGACCTTTGCCGAAGTATGCGGACAGGGAAGATGGTTGTTTCGTTTGGCGCTGTGGTCATTGGACCGTCAGTAACGAAAAGCTTGAACCACAGGTTACTGGCAAACCCATGACCATGTCAGAAGGTATCCTTCTGATGAAGATGCTGAACGTGGACGCTCTCGCTATCGCGAAGTGCATCACCGCAACGCAACGCTTCAGACGCTGGTACTATTTCCGAAAGGTAAGAGACAGCGAACAAGTCAAGATCGTCCGACTAGAGGACAGGCTGTGCTTTAAGTACAGCTGCATCGCAGATGCGATTCCGGAGCATGCTTACTTCGAGCACAATCTGGAATTCGCGCTTAACCAAACCACTACAGATGAGAGTGAGCTTTATCTATGCCACATGTTAACCAGGTAGTCAGCTACGACGAATCCTTCGTGCAGCAAAGCGTTGATTACGGCCGAGCCGTAGCGGATCTGCGCAGTCGTCGAATGGCTCTGGATGCTAAGTACGGACAGCTGTCAACTGAGCGTCAGGAGATGCAAATGCGTCATGAGGATACGGCCGCAATCACTGAGCGTATCCGCGAGGTGATGGGCAAGATGCGGGAGATCTCGGACAGTATCGACATACTGCTCGAGAAACAGCTCGACCACTTGAATACATGCCAGCACCGGCAGCGTGCCTGAAAATCGCATTAAAAAGAATTTCAGTCATACATACTCAGCGTGAGTTGTGCAACATTGCAGCTCACGGAACACCAATCGCATAACACCGAAGGAGGTAATCGCGATGCTTAGTTTCCTGTTTGGTAAGACCCGCAGCAACGATGTCACCGTTTCCCTCCTGAGGGAAAAGCGGATGGCTGAGAAGCTGTTCGAACGCGCCATGCGCAAACATGGCGTTAACTCTGACGAAGCCAACCACTGGTCTGCGAAGATCGATGAGGCGGAGGCCGCCTTGGCAGCATAAAGGAAAATGTGATGGCAGAGTTATTCAAGATTAGTCACTACCGTAACGATGTAGATGATGCTGATCCGGATGAGTTCTTCAACAACCTGCTCGAAGATGCACAAGAGCTTAACGATAAAGCAATTTCGCTGAATCGCTTTGGATCAAGTCCGCACGTCAAGCCAGACTACATCGACATGCGCCGGATGGAGCTGCTGATGATGCAGGGCGACATCTACAAGTTCGTAGTGAATGAGTTAGGCCGTCGAGGTCAAGTACTTTAGCGACCGAAAGGTCAGACTGTTTATCCCCTATTAGGGGCGGGAAACCGCCTCTTTTTTTTTGTTACAAAACCGCCCTGTGGTATAACTCAAATGGGAGATTGTCATGCTCGGGAAGAATAAGAAGATGTACTGGGTGGATTGCATCTACGCAATCGTTCTCTGCGGGATGATCTGGTTGGTCAATTATGCCGATGCTAAGCACGGTTACCCGAACGAACGAGTGGTGCGTTCGGCTGAGCTAACGCAAGCATGGAGTTACATGTCCGGGTCCAAGAGTCATCTCGAAGAACAATGGATGGGTTACTTCGTTGACCGGAAGACCAAAGCTGGTTTCGAACATCCGATCAGCGGCGGGGTCTACCAGACCTACATGTCGGGTAAGCGCGGTATCATCTACGACATCAACGTGGCGCGCTATAAGTTCGATCCTGATGTCAATAACACTCCTTGGTGGTTCGTTACTGTCATCGTGTCGGTGGTGTTTACCGTCATCGTGGGGTTCCTGTGGTTCTTCTGGGTCATGGATCGTAAGAAAGAGAATACGCCTCATCCAGACTTTCGGTGATATTCGTATGCCCACTGTTGGGCATTGACGGATCATCGCCATGGCAAAGCTGTTCAGCAACTTCGACACGCGTCAACTGAGTCGTCAAGAGAACCTACTTCTCGAAGACTTCAGCTTCAACGACCAGAGTGGTCTGGGCATCATCACTGCTAAGAAGGGTTTCGT